GTAAACAATATGAAAGAAACTATCGTGATCGACAAGAGGAAGCCGAATAAAAATGGAAACCACAAGAATCCATCGTCCGATGTTCACGTTGATAGGGGTGAATTCCACCATTGCGACGATGATCTTGAGTCCTGTCCGAACTGTGCAGAGGGTCTGTGTGGTTTGCACGGGTTTTTTATTTGCTTCTTTTGCCGTTGGGTGTTCTAACCATGTTAAAGGATACGGCCAGGAGATCGAGGGAGATGAATAGTGAGCCAACGCAATTCATTGATGGAATGGTTAGAGCAAACGAAACGATTAACGAAAGAAGAAGATTACATGGGGCTGGATATCATAGACAACATTTTCGATTATCTGTGGTTGCTCGATCCAGCGTTCGTAAGGCGTCATAAGAAAATGTATCAGTGGTTATGTGCGTACTACCATAAAGACAATCCCATTGACTTCCTGACAGCGTATAAGATCAGGCAGGTCTTTAAGCGTGAGCATGAAGGGATGGAAATTGATGAGTACGAGAAAAAAGAGATGGGCATGACAGCTCCAATGAGGAAGTCAAAAATCTATTGGTACCTCAAGGAAACGATTGAGCGTCAGATCGACATTCAGATAAGTCGGTACTATAAGGCCCGTGATTCAATTATTAATCAGTGGTGTGAGATCATAGATTATATGTGGGAACGTCATGAGTTAATTAATCCGCACCTTGCCATTGACGGTTACTTGATCGAGACAATTAACAAGGTCTGCCGGATTCGGCGAAAGAAAAATCCATTGGCCAACGGGGTCAGGAAACTTTTTGGTAAGTATTGGCGTGACAAAGACGGTAATCTTCACAAAGAAAAACGAGTTCGTTATTAGGAGGCAAGGCATGAGGGATGGAGCAGTCATAGCAGAGATCAACAAAGCAGTCCAAAGGGAACGCCAACAACGGGAGCGTTTAGCCGTTGGAATGGCGCAAGAGATGGCCAGGGTTGTTGACAGTATCGAGAATCTCAAGCGGATGGCGTTGTCCACCCATGTCATGATCGAGGCCATTGCAAACGTGCTACACCGAAACACGTCAAAACGCCTTGGCGTAGAATACATAAAGCCGTTCACTAAGAAAGAGTTGGACGATGAGTTTGTGAAGATATGGAAGGAAACCGAGGACGCCGCTAAACGTCGGGCCGAGGAAGCCAAAAAGAAGGCCGAAGAACAGGCCAAACAAAAGGAGGTATCTGGAAATGGGAAAGAGAGCCAAGAAAAAGAAAGTGGCCAAAGCCAAGAAGCGCAAGAAGTAAGGCCAGGAGTGAAAGTTGTTATTCCTGAGCCGAAACCGAATCAAGTCCCATTACAGGTGGTGAGTCCAAATGGAAAAGACGAAGAACCGCAACAGCCAGAGATACCAGGGCCGGAAGGTTCGAGACCGTAATCCGAAACGAAAGTGCCGGATATGTAGAAAGGAGTTCACCGATGAAGGTGGGCAATCAGTCTGTAAGAATTGTCGAGTCGAAAAGGACGATGAGGAGGAGCCTGTGGGCTGCTCCACTACTTTTCCTCGTCATGGGGTGCGGTACGTTGCCGACACCACCTTATAGACAGGCAGCGGTATCGGACATTCAGGTCAAGCCGGAAGTAACGATGATCCAAGAGGAAGCTCCGGTAAAGAAGTTGTCGCAAAAAGAAATCAATTCTGCTCCTGCCATTAGGCAGGTAGTGGTCGAGGAACCCAGGGTCGCTGATTCTCCCTTAGAGAAAGAACCAGAACGAGCCATGAACGCAATAGCCATGACAGTCGGTCTTGGGTTCCTTGCAATTTTGTTCTTGGGTGCCGGCGTAGGAACGGTACTCCATAAAATAGGAAAGTCTTATCCGACAGTTGAGGAAATTGAACCCGAAACGGGGCAGGCCGAACCGTTGGTGATAGTGGATGACAAAATTAAATCACAATAAAAAGAACCCATACCTAACCGCATACGCAACGCTCGAAGGAACGTTGCGATTGTTCGCCCCCCAGCAGTCGTTCTACCTCGGAATCCTCGATGATAAAGGCGCACCTCTCGATTTAAAAAAACTCTCTCCGTTCGATGGCCAGAAAGTCCGTATGAAAATAAAGGTGATAGACATTGGAAAACGACGCAGAAAAAATAGTTGAGCAGGCGTCGAAGGAAACGTCTGTCCAGGAATTGCAGAGACAAGGAATCAAGAAAGTCCGAGTTGTAACGAAGGGAGCGATCACCAAATTTGTTCAGGAAGCGATTGATAAAGTCCTGTCCGAACGTAAACAGGAATTGACCAGACAGGAAATTGACAAGGTGACGACGCTGGTCACCACCGATATCGGTAAGGACGCTTCGCAATTGCTGTCTGATAAGATGGACTCCATGATGGAAATGGTAAAGGGTCTTGTAGCTGCCGGACGGCTGCCGGATACGGAGATAAAAACGATGGAGTCGTTCCGTGGAAACCTATCGAGTTTGATGTCTAAAATCGAAATTGAGTCGAACCTCGAACAAGTAGGAACCAAGAAGGTAGAGGGAGACGGAGTTGGTGGAGCGTTGGAGCGACTCAAAAAACTGAGAGGTGGGTAATGAGTCTGTTGAATGTCCTGATTGTAGTGGCAATCGTGTTTATCGTCCAATGGATGATTAACTCTTTGGTCCCAATGAATGTGAAGATCAAAAACATTCTGAATATTGTCATCACGGGGTCCCTTGTGATCTGGTTGTTGAAGGTTCTCGGAGTCATCAAATACTTGGCGGAAACAAAATTGTGACCCCAGATTATATGCTCGACAAAGTGAATAGGATTGAGAAGTGGGTGAACGTCAGGATCATTTGGTATGTCCTGACGGTTTTTGCTTTTCTGGTTACCTTCAATCTTGCAGTCGGGCGTGTAACTGGGATGATTTTTGAGTCGGCTGAGATGGATGTTTCGGTGTTCTTGCTGATCTCCGTCCTGGTCTCGTTTTATGGGGGAGACAAATTGATGACCTGGCTTGGTGTTGATGAGGAGCATAGAAAACAGGAAAGGATCATCAAAGTTTTGAACTATGCGCTTGTGAAAAGGATGCAGATTATCGAAACGATAAATAAACACAGGGAGTTATTTGAAAATGCAGGAGAAAAGGCGTTTAGAGCGACGCATGGCCGACCGCAGAAAGAGGGATGTTCGGATGAACGTCCAGGGTCGAGTCCTAGCCTTAACTGAGAGTCAAGTCGATTGTAAGCATGACTGGAAAATGATCCAGCAGCAGCAAGTCGATTTGCAGGGTGGTGATACCTTTGCGTTCTGGGTGAATATCATTCAGGTTGAGTGCAAAAAGTGTCACCTTAAATTCTTAGGAATGACGGAGAACGTATGAGTTCATCGACAGCGGAAGTGATTGTTGAGGAAATGCTTGAAGTTTTGATGGGACGAAAGTCGTTCCGGCGTGAGTTGAAGTCAATGGATCGGCAAACGAAATCAGGGTTTGTTAAGAATCTTGAACAAATTGTTGACCAGCATTTGTCGAACGGAGTAACCGCCGGACGGGAAGGAACAGAATGAGAGATATACCACCAAGTTTGACCGAATTGTTTGCAAAAGCCGTCGTTTTGTACGGAAAGATCAGCATGGGCCTAGTCCGTGATTTGAAACGGACGCTCGGCAAAGAGGATGAGGGACATACCGAGATCGGGTCCATCATTGTTTCAGATGAGTTTCTTGAGTTTGAGGATGACATAAAACGGATCGAACGGGAGAGACTCTACGGTGGGAACCCCAAGAGTTTCGGGGACGAATTCAGGTGATATGTCGATTTCGTAAACATGTTTTGTCGATATGTCTAAAAGACCGAGAAAAATATACATGAGGTGAACGGAATGTTCAGAAAACTCAGGAAAGTAATAAGGAGCCTGCGGAAGAAAAACCGTCGGGCTTTTGTTTCGGGTATCGAAACGGCGCAACAAAATCAGCAGGTGATCCATGTATCAAACTGGGGATATGAGGGAACGAACTCAGTAACAACGAATTTTGCGCCGACCCAAGGATGGAGTGGGGGTAACGTTGAGAACGTTAAGGAGCGAGAGGAGAAGAAACCCGTCGAGCTTGTTAATGACATAGTAGTTGCCAAGCCATCTATTATGTTGAACGGATTGGACGAGCAGATCAAGATTGTGAAGCGTCGGATCAAGGTTTTGGAAAAGAGGGGAATCAGGCCAAGTGATGAGATCGAGGCGTTGACTTATTTGAAGGCCAGGAAGCAATACCTCAAAATCGGTCACAAGTTTCGGTGGGCCATGACGACCAAGGCCATGGTCGATAAGTTGTGTGAGAAATACAAGGTGAAGTGTGTGAGTTTCAGCTCGTTTTATAAGACGGTCCCGACAGAGGCGTTGGATGAGTTGGAAGCGTTTGTCGATCTTTATGAGGATTGCCGTGATGATGAGCCAGACCTTCAATTGATTGTTGATGACGGTGGTAAGGAAGATCGGAAAGACCCGATCCTGTTGGCCAATTCTCCGTTTGGTCGATGGCTGTACATTCTCGGTGCCTGGGACAAAGAGGTCGAGATAGTTGACGATTTGATTTACAAGGGGAAGTAAAGTTGAGTTAATCGAATGGCAGCCAGGAAACGAATTGATTTATCCGCACCGATACCGAGACACCCAAAGGACATTGTGGTGTGCAAAGTTTGTGGTGCGGAGTCCCAATTGTTCGGAGACCGGTGGACAGATTTTATGTGGCCTCACTTCAAAGGGCCGTGTGGTGAAGGTCGGGAGAATATGAACGGGTTTTTCGATTGGAGACCGTTAAAAGAAGGTGAGGCCGAGATGCACATTAAGAAATTCGGGAGGAAATCATGAGCGAAGAAAAGAAAGAGTCAAAGGGTGGAGCTGGCCTCGATATCGGAACAGCCAATTTGCTATGTGCAAGGACAGTTGGAAACAAAACCCAGATTCAGATGCAACGTAATGCGTTTATCGAAGTGGACAATGATGAGTGGCAGCAGAAGGCGTTGACAAGCCTCAAAGTCCAGTATGCCAAGTACGAGGGTCGAATGTTCGTGATGGGAGATTCGGCGTTCGAGTTGGCAAATGTTTTGAAGAAATCGACCAGGCGTCCGATGCGGAACGGGATGATTTCGCCGGATGATATTGACGCTTTGCCGATCATCAAGTTGATGATTAAGAAGTTGCTTGGAAACCCCAGGTCGTCAAACGAACCAGTCGTTTATTCAGTACCAGCCAATCCGATTGACTCACCAATGAACGTGGCCTACCACAAAAAGATTTTCGAGGGAGTTCTGTTGAGTCTCGGTTACGACCCGAAACCGATCATGGAAGGCCATGCGGTAATCATGTCCGAGTTGATCGAGGATGATTTCACGGGGATAGGAATATCATGCGGTGGGGGGATGTTTAACGTTTGCGTGTCCTACCGGTCCATTCCTGCGGTAACGTTTTCGACAGCCAGGGGGGGTGACTGGATCGACCATGAAGCAGCGATGGTGACAGGTAATGAGCAAACCAGGATGACACGGATTAAAGAGCGAGGAGTGAACCTGATTGAACCGAAAACCAGAGAGGAGCAGGCCCTTGCGATTTATACCAGGGAACTGATTGAGGGGACGTTGAAAACGATTGCCAACAAACTGGTCAGTGAGAAGCAAGTGCCGGAGTTTGAGTCCCCGATCTCGATTGTTCTGGCCGGCGGTACTGCATTAGCCGGTGGATTTCGAGACGTATTCGAGGATGTTTTTAAATCTGTTCGACTTCCTATTGAGGTCAAACAGATTCGGTTGGCGGAAGAACCATTGCAGTCTGTGGCTAAGGGATGCCTGATCCATGCGCTCAACCGGTAGGAGGGTTAATGTACGAATACCGTGCGAAAGTAACGCATGTTGTGGACGGAGATACAATTGATGTCCGAGTCGATCTCGGCTTCAAGATTTATTTTGATATTCGGTTGAGGCTTTTCGGAATCGACACGCCGGAGTTAAGAGGTGAGGAGTACGAAGCCGGAATGAAAGCCAAGAGATTTGTTGAAGAAAAAGTTTTGGATCGTGAAGTCATTGTGAAAACCCATAAGGATAAGACGGGAAAATACGGTCGCTATCTGGCTGAGGTGTTCTATGATGACGTTTCACTAAATCAAACGCTGCTCGGTGTCGGGCTGGCAAGGTTGGCGGATTACTAATGTGGTGGATAGTTGGCGGTTTAATCTTGATCGGGCTGTATTTCCTTTTGAGATGGATCGTGACTGAAATGTGGAAATACTGATGCCTGAATTGTCCGGTTCGAGACAGCTTGGTGAGTTGATTGACCGAATCCTTTTGGAGTTGTCGGACGGGGCCGACCCTAAGAACGAATACGAAAGGGCGTTGTGGGTGGCTATTACGTCGCATGTCAAGAAAAGGCTTTTGGCCGAGATGACGAAAACAGGGTTGATCTTTAACTGCCCTCGACTGGATGAGGACAAGTGCATGTACTTTTCAAAACCAGCGGAAAAATAAAATCATTCGTTGACAAACGGAATTAAGGGTGGTAGATTTTCCGTGAGCGTGACCGAAGGTCCTGTTGAATCGAAATCTTGAAGGCTGCTGTGCATCTGCTTGGGCATGACAGCTTTTCGTTTTGGAGGTTGTATGGAGCAGGCCACTCTTGACCTCCTCTTGAAGTGGAATAGAGCAAGGCTTTCAATAGTCTATGAGAAACAACCCGATGATTGCTGCTATGCAGAAGGTATCATCGTCACGCATCAATTTCGGAAAGGCTCACATTTTTGTCGTTCCTGCCATAACCAACTCGCCACCGATATCCTCAAAGAAGAATTCCTGAAACAAACCAAGGTCCAAACGCTCATCCTACTTAAACGTGTATTCGACACGTTGGCCGACGCTCGTAAGTGGGTAAAGGATCATGGGTTCGTTGACAAGAAAGTGGACACTACGGAGAACACATGGCGGTTCCGCCAGTTCCCCCCAGGCAAATGTAAGAGTGGAACGTTCAGAACGATCTCGATGACAAAAGGAGTTCAAGCCGGAATATGCGTACCAAAGGGAAACACGACGCCAACTGGATTGAAAACGATTGAGGAAATGGTCTGTGGAATCGGTGACGAGGATGAGGATGGAGGTGTATGAGTATCTCGTAAAAGGGAAGGATTGGTTCCTGGTTGACCCACAGGAAAAGTTCAACGCAATCGGCCAAGAGGGATGGGAGTTGGCCATGGAGTTGGGTCCAAATTTGATTTTCAAGCGGTGGGTCGAATTGAGAGAGATCGAACCTGAACCAGAAGTGTGCTTAACTTGCAAGTTTTTTGAACGGCACAATTGGAGTGAGAGCAGCAAAAGTTATGTTGGTCAGTGTGCCGCCGACAGGATCATGACCAACAGTAACAACTGGTGTGAAAAATTTGAGCGTGGGAGAATGAACGATGCACATGAAAGCGGACGTTGATTGTGAGAACGTAGTTGAAGGGTTCACGCTGCCTGCAAAGGGTACGAACGGCGTAGCCCATATTCATACCTTTCGTATCGGGTATGATCCTGTGACTGGTCGAATGATGGGGATGACCCATTTGACGGATCAGTCGGAACGTCACTCCCATCTTGTTGATTTAAGGGGTGGTGAAAAGATGTTCACGAGTGGTGCAAGCAGAGGAATTGACCATAAACACGAGTTCGTTCTTTTCAAGTCACCCCTACAATCTCCCAACGCCGCCAACCCCCAAGCAAATGCGAGCGTTATCCTGGACTCCCTTGATGAACATGTGGATGACTTCCGTGCGAAACGTCTTGGCTATCGGTCAAAACGGGAATTGGTCAACACGGTCAAAGAGATGATGAAGAAATCAAAGGAGCCGGATATGAAGGTGAATAAGCAAGAGGAATTAGAGCCTGTCACAAATGTTTTGCTCACAAGTGAAGAAGCCGAAGGTCATAACCACGAGGTCCATGCAGTCGTTGATCCAGAAAGAGATATGGTATGGTTTGCGACCGCAAAAACTTCCAGTGGGGATCAGCATGTTCATGTTCTCGAAGCCGTTTTAAGTGAAGGTCCGTCGTTCACGCTTGAGACTCCGATTGAGGGTGGAGACCACACCCATATTGTTCAGTTGTCGCTTGAGGAGGCGAAATCGTTGAAGGGGAAATTGAAGGTTATCACGTTAAAGACCAAAGAAGTTAAGAAGTCGGTTGGGGAGGAGTTCCTTGAACACGTTGGACGATAAAATTTCAAAAGCAGTAGATGTTTTAGACAGCACCGGATTTTTTGTGGTTGTTCTTGGCAAGGCCGTTCACATCGGCGACAACCCACCAGAAAAAATGGGGCCGCCTGCGCCAGTCGATATCGACAAGTATGCGCTGTGCGTTGGTGATCTCGAATCGGATGAAGGAGCGAAGGCTATTATGTTTGCCACGTTTCTACCGTCCGAAGCTGTGCAAGTTGCACGAGACAGAGTAGTAAGGGATAAGATATCGCAGTCAACACTTGGAAAGGCCGTAGGCCGTTTCGAGGAGCAGACCATCTATAAGGTAATGCACAAGTTGGTCCTGCGAGATGACGAATCCTGACGATTCCTTAACCGGAGTCTTTGTATGTCCGTGCGCTTTTGAGGATGACGCACGGTATAATGACGAACTGATAAAAGTAAAGGTGGAAAATGCCAAGAGCGAAGAAGCCAAGTTTCGACGACGAGTACACGAAAGCGGAAGCGACAGTTAAAGCTATCGTCCTCGGTGGTGGAAACATCGAGTCCCGTCAACTGACGGATGACGAAAAACAATTTGCATCAATGGGTGAGGATATTGTTAAGCCACCCGTTGATTTACGTTTTTGGGCTGCTGCCCTCGAAATAAACACACGCCTCGGTCGAGCTGTAAGAACCTACGCTCGCAATACCGTCGGACTCGGATGGGACATCATTCCCTGGGCCGATGTTGAAACTATCCTTAATGCCAAAGACGAAGATTTGTCCGAAGAAGAACGTCAAAAGCGTGACGAGTTGCAGCAGGCGTATGATGCTGACAAGGCAAAACTCGAAAAGTTGCTTGATAAACCGAACGCTGATATGCCGTTCACCAAAGTCATGGAGCTGGTGAAAATTGATGAGGAAGCCACAGGGAACGGATACCTTGAAGTAGCCAGGAACGCAGCCGGCGAAGTTGGTGGTCTTTACCATGTTTCGTCCCATACCATCCGAATTCTTAAATCAGGGGATGGGTTCATCCAAATTCGAGGCGGTAAGAAGCGTTATTTCAAGAAGTTCGGTGATAGGAGAATCATAGATAACCGGACAGGTAAAGTATTTCAGCCAGAGAAGCCAGGTCAATTCCTTCCAGTCAAGTTCCGAGCCAGTGAACTGATCCAGTTCATGATCTATTCCCCACGTTCATCCTATTATGGAGTCCCACGTCATGTGGCGACGGCCCCTGCTATTGCCGGATCACGATTGGCTGCCGAGAGGAACGCTGTTTTCTTTGAGAACGATTGTGTGCCGAGAGTTGCGATAACCGTGACAGGTGGTCGCCTGACGCCGGAGTCGTTGGATCAGTTGAAGAAATTTTTTGAGCAGCAGGGGAAGGGAGTCAAGAACGCCCATCGAGTTATGATCCTTCAACCTCAGCGTAAGCAAATGGGAGTAGCAAAAAGTGAGGATGTCCAGATCAAAATTGACAAGATGACCGTGGGTGAAACGGACGATGCCAGCTTCCAGAAATACCGTGAGATGAATGATGAGGAAGTCCGTGAAGCGTTCGGACTCGACAAGTCGTTCTTTAACACCGAGGGGATTAACAAGGCCGGAGCCGTTGTAGGTCGGGCCATCACGGTCGAGCAAGAGTTCAATCCAGATGCGCTCGATAAAGAGTACACGCTGAACCATACGCTCGTTGCCGGAATGGGAATCACCAATGCAAGGCTTCAATTTAAGCGTCCACGAACGACCACCGAGGAAGGTGATGTCGGTACGTTTGAAAAACTCACAAAGTCTGGCGGTATTACTCCGAATGATGTAAGGAAACTGCTGACTAACTTAGGTTTTGAAGGGTTTGAGCCGTTCGAGACCGAGTGGGCCGATAAACCGTTGCAGATTGCCCTTCTCGAAATGCAGCAGGGTATGATTGCCGATGCCAATAACCAGGCGCAAAACGATTCAGCTAATAACATGGGCAAACGGATTGTCGATGACCTGATGAAATTAAACGATGCGGTCAATGCCCTTGTTGAAAAGGGTGATGCAAAAGGGCTGCTCAAATTAAATTTGACGGGAACAAATGGACATCAAAATAAATGAGTTGGATATTTTTCCAGTTGCGTCGAAGATGCTCCATGACACCATGTGCAAATGTGGTCTTGTGGAAAAAAGGGTTGATGATCCAGTCCCGTTCGAGCAAAACATAGTAAAGCCTCTGGTTCGAGCGTTCAGCGCAAGAGTCGGAACAAATTTGGGTCCAGCGATTGAGAAGTTGGTAGATAAGGGAGTTGACCTTACTTCGTCTGGGCCACGCTTCAATAGAGAAGCGATAAGGGTCTTTCACAATACGTTACGTCGGATACTCGGAACCGAGCTGGCGGTTGAAGTCCAGGATGATGTTCTGGACGCCATCTCAAACATGTACACGGTAGCTGAGCAATTGACGAGCCGGCAGGTAGGGCGGATTTCATCCTTGACCGCAGTAGATCAAGAGCTGATAACCGCCCTTAACAATACCACCCATTCGTATCTCGATTCGAGTTACAGCCGGATATGGGAGCCAGAGTTGGATTACATAATGAACGAGACTCTGGAAGAAGGGTTCGGAGCCGTTGACTTGTCGGATCGACTTGAAGAAAGGATGAGTGCGAGATTGTTGAATCGGTCGCCAGCTTATTGGGATGTTGTGGCGAACCAGTCCGTAAATTCGTCAAGGAGCATGGCCCAGTTGAACACTTATCGAAAGGCAGAGGTAACGAGGTACGAGATCGTAGCGGTAATGGATGGGGTGACAACGCCGATATGCCAATACCTTGACGGTCAAGTGTTCAGGACGGAGCCAGCTTTTAAGCACATGGAAAATTTGGTTGGAATGGGTAAGCCGACGACGGATGACGAATATGAGGAACAGCAGGACATGAGGCCATGGGTCGGGATCGACACAGGCCGAGCATTGAGGGGTCTCAGTGCGCTGTTCACGAGTAAGGGAGGGGAACGTAGTTTCCTTCCCCATTCGACGTTAACGAGGCGTGGGTCAGGACGGTTCAGTCCAAATGACCGGCCAAGAGTGCCAGATAGGGTGAAGTTGGAAAGACTTGATTTGTGGCTGCCCCCCTATCATGCAAATTGTAGGACAACAACGGTGGCAACCAAGGAGAGCGTAAAACTCGAAAGAGCTTACGAACTCGATGTAGAAAAAGAGATGCTTGCGGAGGTAATGAAATGAAAAAGAAATTTGAATTTCCCTTGTCTGCCATCAAAGCGTGGAAGGATGAGGGTGATGGCAAAATGCACGTCATGGGTATTGCCTCGGAGACGGGGATTGATGCTCATGGCGAACGTATGTCCAACGTCGCTATTCAGCGGATGGTCAAACAGATCAATGAGCGTAACAACGTTCTACTGTTGCCGACCCATCGGGACACGTTCGAGATCGGTAAAGCGGTCAAAGCCAAGATGGTCAGTCAGGCAGACCTGGACAAATTCTTCGGTGAGGGAGTTGCCCGTGCCCCAGGGTTGGAAGTTGACTTCCAATTGGACGAACGGTTCCCAGAATCCAATGTTTTGTTCGAGGATATCCAGGCCGGAACCCCCAATAAGCAATTGAGTGTTGGCGGTTTTATCAATCCCGAAAATCAAAACGCAACGTATTTTGAGAACGATCCTGATTCGGGTGAACGAGTCCGAGTTCTGGACGATCTGCTTTTGGATCATGTGGCGTTGACCAGGGTTGGCCATGCAGCGAACGAGCGAACCGGATTCACGCAAGCCATTTCAAAGAGTTTGGCAATCGAGGGTTACGATTATGTTAAGGAGCAGGAGAAGGAAGGGGTCCCAGAAATCCATATCTGCACAGGCGAATTGTTCGCCGGTATGGATAAGGGTTTGATCCCTCCGGCTAAAACCGGATCGCTTGCTCCTATTGATACGGCATGGTCGTTCACGGCTGCTGAGGGTAATAGAGTTCTGGGAGTAGGGGAGACCGACGCTGACTGGAATCGGTACAAGTCCATTCATGCGTGGCTCGATCCGGCGTCAGACCCAGACAATAATCCGCCCCGAAAGAAGGCGGCTTATAAATTGCCTCACCGTAAATTCCACGAGGGACGGATCAAGACATTTTTCCGTGGAGTCGTTGCAGCCCAGGTTCGGTTGAACCAAGGGGCATTGAACGTACCAGATGCAGATAGACCAAAAATCCATCGTCATTTGGGAGTCCACTACAACGAGTTCGAGAGGGAGCAGCCGGAACTCAAAGAATATACTTACGGTGAATTCAAGGCGTTTCACGAGAAACAGGGCATCGACATGTCGTGGTTCACCGTGGAGTTGTGTAAGGAACTCCGAGTCGAATTCAAAGGAGGATTTCAGATGGATGAAAAAGTGAAGGAAAAAGAAGAAGGAAAGCAGTCAATACAAGAGCGCATCGTTCTCTCAGGCAGTCAGTCGTTTGGTAAAAAGCTGTGGGGAGTCCTGATGCAGTTAGGAGGAATGGGCATGAAAACGGAAGAAGTCATCGAGCAGTTGAGCGATGCTCAAACCGGCTTGACCAAAGCGCAATGGGACAAAATGTCCGACGAGGAAAAAGCCAAGGTGAAAGCAACGCTTGAGGCTATTACCTCTGTTATTGGCAAAGAAGAAAAGCCAGCAGAGGAACCAGCCGAAAAGCCCGATGCCGCCGAGCCTCCTGCTTCAACGCCAGAGACGAAACCGAGCGAGCCTACCGGCGAACAGCCGAAAGAGGGAAGTGAGGGGAAACCCGAAGGGAGCGAAACACCGAAGGAAGAAAAACCCGAAGGTGATGAGCAACCCAAAGAGCCGGCCAAGTCAGTGGAAGAAATTGAGAACCTGAAAAAGGAAGTGGAAAAAACTTCTGTCAGCGTCCGTGAGGAACTTGACAAAGTGTCCAAGTCCTTCGATGGTAAGCTCGAAGAAACCACTAAGAAAATCTCGAAGGCGTTAGACGAAGTTGTCAGCAAGAAGTTCAATGAGCTGAAAACTCGAATCGAAGCATTGGAGAAAGCCGGTGGTGAGGGTACGCATATCCCAGGACAAGAGGGCGATGAAACGCCGACTGAAAAGAAGTCGGTTTTCAAAGGCGCACTGTTTGGGAAAAACATTCGGGATAGTTTGAGTTCCCGATAACGGAAGCAATCACTTCCGCTAAGTAGATTCATTAGGAGGAAAAAAATGAAGAACGATCAGTTAATTGAAAAAGCTGTGAGTGCGATTGAGACAAGTGCTTTCCTGAATGGAGGTAAACTCAATCCTGAACAGCAAGACGAATTCCTCGTTTTAGTCCGACGGTTCTCGAAAATGATCCCGTTGGTCCGCAACGAGCGTCTCGACAATCCACGCATGGATATCGACAAGTTGCACATTGGTGAGCCTGTCACGAAGAAAGCCCCTGAAAACACGGGGCCGACCCAAGAGAAGCCCACCAAATTCAATAAGGTTCAGATCGACACCAAAAAGGTTCGGTCTGATTGGCACATCACCACAGAATCCCTTGAGGAAAACATCGCCCGTGACAATATGGAAGATCAAGTCATGGAAGCGATGATGGCCCAAATCTCGACTGACCTCGAAGATTTAGCCATCAATGGTGATGAAGCTGCTTCCACGGGTACGCCGAAAGGTGACCTGTATTCAGCCAACGACGGATGGGACAAACTGTCTGATGACGCCCACATCGTTGACGTTCAAGGTGGATACCTGTCCAAACGGGTGTTTTCGGCCATGCTTCGGCAAATGCCAAAACAATTCCGTAACGACCCCAACTTGAAATTCTTTGTCAGCCGTGGAACCATGGTTGACTGGATGGACTTAAACTCTGACCGCCAAACCGCTACTGGTGATGCGTCCCTTTCGGGCCGTCCGCCTATGCCGTTTGGGTATCCAGTTGTTGAAGTCCCCTTGATTCCCGACGACAAGCTGGTTGGAGTGAACGCTGCGACCGCTGCAATTGTTCTCGGAACCCGTCAAGGTCCGTTTGAAATCGTTGCCGGAACAAATGATGCCATCACCATCGACGTGAACAACGCTGGTGCGGTGGCTGTCATTCTGTCCCCTGGTGTGTACGAAGCGTTTGAAATTGCCGGACAGATCAATGCTGCTGATCCGTCCCTTGCTGGTGTGGCTTATGACGATGGAGAGGGCCGTATTCTCTTTAAGTCTCCCACCACTGGGGTCGCTGCGGAAGTTGAAATTGTGGCAGTTGCCAATGACGCTTACACCACACTCGGTCTCACGGCTGCGGTGACAAATGGTTCCGACGCTGGTACGACCCAGAACATCCCAGAAGGGACGTTCATTTGGTTGGCCAACCCTAAGAACTTCATTTGGGCCATCTTAAACGCAACCCGTGTTCACTCTGAATTCGAGAAGGACTTTGACCGTGTTGAGACCGTTGTGTTCAACCGGACGGATGCCCAGATCGAAAACAAGAACGCATTGGTGAAAGCCATTAACCTCCGCACCCGTGTCCTCTAATCCGTAGGATTTAGAGAGACTTAGGTGATGGACTAAATCTAAATAGGAGGTAGTTATGGCAGGTGAAGAAATCGTCATTCGTAAAAACTTCGCTGAGGCCGGAGCAGGGGTTCCGCCTGAAATTCCTGGTGAGGGCTTGAGGAAAATCCTTGAGAATCTCATTGAGAATCAGACACGGATCAATGCAGGTCTCGGTGTCCCACTTACAGACTTGAACACTTTTGTGTTTGAGGAGTAAGTTAAGTTGTTGGCATACCCGAAACGGGTAAATAGGAGGTTTTATGTCATACGGGAAGTTCTTTAAATCGGTTAATGCGGTCTCTGTCCAAAAGGAAGGGCCGTCTGGCCAAAGATACATCTTTGCAAGGGAGGGGGTGCCGACGAAAGTCGATAACCCGATGGATGTTAAAAAGTTCATTGGTGATTCGATGCTCGAAACCTGCGATGAGCAGGGGCGGCCACTCAGAAACAGGGTACCCACGGGGAAAACCCCGATGAGTAAGATGACAGTCAGCGATGTCGTGACCAAAGAGGAACGTGAACTCGTGGCAGCCAGGTCCGAAAAAACTGAAAGTCGGTCCCCCTCCCCTCTGCAAGATGAGGATGAGGAGCCAGCAAGGAAGCCGAGGACAACGAAGAAAAAAGCGAGGTAGGTGGTGAACCGTGACCTATGAACGTGACGAGGTGCTGCTGAGACGATTGAGCCGTGAATACTGCACGATTCAATCAATAAGGAATGAGGGAGTGACCGTATCCGACTTGTCGGATGATCGGGCCAGAACCCTCATTCGTCTTATGTCAGCCGTGATCGACCGTTTGACGGGTCAATGGTTCGTCCCAGAAGAAATGAGGGTCCTTCGAGATGGTGACAGATCGAGGATCGTCTATCTCAAAAGTAGAATCAAAATCCTTGATGTAGAGCCGAACGGGATTCTCCTGCTGTCACGGGGTGATCTCAGTTCGCTTTCCCCCGAAGTTCTGACCGCCGATGAGTTTGTTATCGCCGACCGTTGGATCGAGCTTACCGATTCTCCTTATAGTTGGGGATCAATTACTGGGTTCCCGAAAGGAATCAAGAATATCCAGATTACGGGAGTTTTCGGTTGGGTTGAGCCACAGTCTGAGAAGATTCAAACCACAACGTCAACGGACATTACGTCGGCATCGGTAACAGTCGATGTGGCGAGTGCCCAGAATTTCAGGGTTGGAGATGTCGTCCTGTTTGTTGATAGCAACGGTAATGCCGCCAGGGTCATTTTGACCTCAGTGGATTACTCGCTCAACAAACTTGGATTCGAGGCGCAAGCAGGACTTCCAGTCACGGTCTCGTCAGGAGCAACGGCGAAAACCTGGGGGCCTGTGCCAGAAGCAATAGCGAGGGCGGTAACGACCCTTGTTATTCAAAATCGTGCCCAGTTATCAAGTAGTTCAACTGTGTCCGCATCGGTCTTGGCCGGCCAGATAAAGTCGGAGACGACTGACAATTACCGGTACGAGAAATTCGGTGAGGAGGCAAAGAAAGTAGCAAGCGACGTGACAGGCTTGGAGTTGTTGGACGGCGTATTGGAGGAATACTCTGCGCCGATGCCTGTCGAATGGTGCTGATGATGGACTTGCCACTTCGATACAACCCAGTTCAAGTGGAAATACTCATCAGGCGAGAAAGTGGGAGATTGGATTCGTCCGTTATACCACTTGTTGTCGTCGATGATGATTTCCGTGAGCCGCAGGGTGCAAAGACGTATGGATCGAATAGTGGCCAGAATGTTCCTGTCCAAACTCAGGCCCAAATCGTTTACCGGTTCCGCAACCAACGGGATCGGCAATTGACAGGGGAAGGTGACAATTCAGATGGTCACCTGACCTTTCGGCGAGATGTGTTTGATGGTCTGGACTCCCCCATACAGAGGGGGGATCGTATCGTCAAGATCGCCGATTTCCCAGTGGATTTGCAGGTCGTTGAAGTAAGGCCAACGGGACATTTGGGTGGAAAAGCACTCTTAGTAATGGTGTTTTTTGAGGAAAACAAGGATCGGGAAGCGTCTATCACAGGATAGAGGGCTGTATATTTAAGCCAGGAACGTCGAAACCACTTCCCCCCATACCTTGATACCCAAAAAACCAAACAGGAGAGAATATGGCCGGTTTGTTTGGTGATTGGCAAAAGATCAGGAACTTTACCAATCCAGTCATAATGAAAGAGGTACTCGACGCCGAGTTCAGTTCTGCGTCTCGTAAGAGCGCACAATTGGTTCGGCGTAATATCGTTTTGGGCCTCCGAAACCAGAGGAAAGAGTGGAAACCTCTGGCTCCCTCCACGCTTGCTCGTAAAGCCCCCAAGGATAAGATTTTGATTGACACGGGTGAAATGATGCGGTCTGTTACTGTCATTGAGATTAACCCGACGCTGCACTTCATTGGTATTCCGAAAGGGAAGTCAAATCGTAAAAAGAAAAACCGCCCTGCGGTGAAAATCGTTGAGTATGCCAGGGTCCATGAGTTCGGAGAGGCAACGAGAGAAGGAAAGGGAGCCAAAGTCGTTAAGCGTCCTTTCATCAATCCAGGATTCGAGGAATCGCTCGGCGATATTGTCAACAATTACAATCGGGCTGCTCAGATGGCAGTCATAAGATTAACGAGGTGAACAATTATGAGCGAGATTATCAACAGTTTAAGGCATAGCTTCTTCCAGAAAATAACGGTGCCGGCGACGGCCACGCCTTTTCCGAAGGAGTATGTTTTCGGATTTATCAGCACGGGAATCCGTCTTGAAAATAAATCGGCGAACGTCATTGAGTACAGTTTTGACGGAAAGAACGTCGATGGTGAATTAGCGGCCAACCAGATTCAGCAGTTCGAGCAACGAAGTGAGGGTCGTATTTTCCTTCGTAGTGCTGCTGGTGGAGAGATTGTGCATGTGAGTGCATGGTTCAAGGACAACGAGTAAGGTGATGTCCGGTGACCGTGGATCACATCAAATTTCTTGAGTCGCTTGTTCATGGGGATTTATCTGGTGAGGATTTAGTTCGCCAGTATTTTCTCAGGAATGGGGGCGTCGGCTTAAACAAATTTTTTCCATTCTTGGGAGTTCCCACGAGTGGAGTGATCCTTGAAACAACAGTACCGAATACGAAGCATTGGTTGGGGCGTTTCCTTCATGCCGGCGGTATCAAGTCCTCGTCTTTTCGGATTGATACAAAGAAACCGAATGAAGGCTCGTTCACGACACGGGCTGTCCTGATGGTCGCCGGTAACGATTCAAAGACGTTGAAACTCTTTGGAAAGGATTTTGAAGAAGGCGAGGTCATTCAAATCTACTGTGAGAGAATGTGCGGTGGAGTCCAGGATGACAATGTGGGCGGTACGTTCGTGATCGAGGAGCTTAAACTCTAATGCCACCGAGTCAAAATAGATGTCTTGATGATCTGATTCGTGAGGTACTCGACAGAAAGTTGTCGGAACTTTCGTTGGGTGGCGGTGGAGTTACGTTTCCACCGGTTACGAGTGAGCGTCTCCATGCGGAGAATTTGACAGTAGCGTCTGGTGGGCAAGTTACAGTATTGAGCTACACGAACGGATCAACGAATCTTTACATGGATGTTCTTGTTGTTGAAGGAAACATAGATGCTTGTTGGGAGATGCACATTGAAACAGTCAGGAAGTCGAGATTTAGGACGGATCAAATGAGTGGGACTCAAGTGATCCCGATGGGGCCAGGGTCGATCTTGGCTCCGAACGAAACGGTCGAGATCAAGGTGGAACATTTCTTCGGTTCCAACTGTGATTTCTCGGCCACAATTTTTGGTCACAGAAGGTAAGGAATATGGGGAATGATTTAATACGGAACGATGGTTCACAGGGTGGAGATATTATAGATCGTATTCCTGAGTTAAAAAGGAAACGGTTGAAAATCAATTTGTCTGAAAAAATCTCGCAAGTCAAAGGGTTGTTGGTTACGATTGAGAGAATGAAGACCGTAGAAATGAAAAGTATTGAATTAAAAATAGATGTGCTGCATAGAGAGATAGATGATCTGTATGGGCAACTTGGCGAAACGCCTCCCAGCAAAATTGTTGACGCAGAAATCATCAATTCAAATGAGGAGGTTTAGCTATGGGAACTGATTTCAGAGCTGGACAGCGGATAAGGATATGGGATGGAACCAACGACCGTGGTTTCACAAATGCCAATCGTCTTTTTATTGGACTCGGTGATGGTTCACAAGAATTATCCATCGCCGTTGTAGACAGTGCGTATGGTGCTACCCCAACAAGTTTGAGGGTATCCGGCAAATACGAAGCAACGCCGACAACGTATGCGGATGGTGATGCAACGCCGTTGCTAACAGATGAGAATGGGAAGTTGATTACCGTCACTTCTGTTTCAATACCGTTCTCGTATACAGACGATTCAGCGTATGTACCTGGCACTGATAAAGTCGGTGCTATTGGTGCGATGGCTGATGAGACGGCTCCTGACAGTGTGGATGAGGGTGATATCGGGATTCCGAGAATGACCCTTGACCGTAAACTGTTAATTCGAGTTGTTGGATCGACCGATGCCAACAGGCTTGAAATTGATAGTAGTGGAAACATAACGGCCAATGCTGCGGAAGGCAAAGTGGATGATGCGGCTTTTGGAGTTGCAACTGACAAAGTGATTCCGATGGGAGCTTTGGCTGACGAAACTGCGCCGGATTCTGTTGATGAAGGAGACATTGGTACGCCCAGGATGACGTTGGATCGCAAATTGCTGATCCGAGTTGTTGGTGCGGACGATGCAAACCGTCTTGACATCGGAAGTGATGGGGCTGCCCTTACCAACGATAAAAATGTTAAGGCCGATGACGGAGCGTTTACTGTTGCGACGGATAAAGTGTTTCCGATGGGTGCGATTGCCGATGAGACGGCACCCGATTCTGTCGATGAGGGTGACATCGGTGCCCCTCGGATGACGCTTGACCGGAAACTATTGATAAGGGTTGTTGGAGCAAGCGACGCAAATCGACTTGATATCAGCTCTGCCGGTGCTGCTGCCATAAACATCACGCAAGTTGGTGGAGTTGCTCACAGTGAACTGAATCCCGTGTATGTTCAAGTTGTTCGTGGAACCACGAGTGGTATTGAGTTCCATAGTCATCGGGATCAGGACGTGAATAAGGATGCGACTGATAACCACGATGTTACTGTGACCACTAGTAAAACAGCTCGTGTTGTTGGGTTTGTTATCACGGCGTCCGGTGCGACAAAGGGAACGCTCTCTCTTGGTCCCATTGCGTCGTTGGTACAAAAATATGTGGCGTTCACGTCAGGTGCGTCGCCGACATGGTATCAGCCGATTGATCCGCCTCTCGAATTGGCGGAAGCTGGTGGGACTGAGACTATCCGGCTGGCTCGTCGAAACGACGACAACCAGACACAAGGTATTTACTCGACGATTGTTTACGTCGAATTTTAATGGTTTGAGCTGGTGTGGGGTTTGCTTAATGTGAGCCTCACACCAGCCGACTAAAACAAGGAGGCCCGAAATGGGAACAGATAATAAAAGAGATGGTGATGCGTTAAATCAAGGAAGGAAATTGGATACTGTGAATCAGCCAGTGGTTGAGAATAAACCGACAAGAGAAGCGAACCAAAGAACGGATGCAAAACATGTCCGTATGCCCGACGGAACAACCAGGCGTGAAGTTCAGTATGTTCGTGGAAACGAATGGGAAGTCATGTGGACTATGCTCCAAACAATCAATTCAAATTTAGTTGAGATTCTCCATATAGGGGAAGATTTGCGTAACGTGTTTGCTCCACACTTGGCAGCTCAAAAGGCGCAGAAGGCAGCAGAGAAAGCGACACTGCCCGTACCACCTGCTCCGGCTCAGAGCGAGCCGCAAACACCAAACCAATAAGGAATAAATATGGGAAGCGATCTAAATAGAGTTGGTGATCTTGAAGTAAGGATTGTTGATAAGATAACGCAGGTAACTGCGGAAGTCCTGCTTGGTCGGTTGTTGAATTTGCCGCCGATAGCGTTTCATGCTGAGAAGGATCAGCTTTTTCAGTTGTGTTGGGAAACAAACGATCTTGATTCAAGTGAAAAAGATTTGATACTTGTCCGTAATCCAGACTCAAGTGGAAAGCAGTTGAAAATTATTAAGGTTATTTTCAACAACTACGACTCAGTAAATTCCTTGGCGAATTTCAGGATTTACACGGCACCGTCAATTACGAGCAATGGAAGTTCTTTGACAGTGTACCCATGTAGGGAAGGAGCATCGCTTCCATCGAGTGTTGTTAATGCCTATTACGAGCCGACTATTTCGTCAAGAGGAAAGAAAAGGTACTCAGGGTCAACAAGCGGTGGAGCGTTAAGCTCAAACGCTCTCGTTATTCCAATAGACAATGGGTTAATTATTGATCCAGGGTACGACCTGTTGATAACAGGACAGGCCGATGGAACGAACAGGGATGTTTCAATAACCTTGTTGTGGGGTGAAGAATAATGCAAATCATGAATGTAGCGACCTGGGCCGAATTTAAATCGCTGGTAGCGTCAAAAGTTATGATACCTCAGTATTCTGAAAGTTCCACAAAATATCATTTGGTTGCACCTGAATCGGGGATTCTTTTGTGGTCCTATGTTTTATTGAAAGACGGTGGAAGTGATGTAACAGACTTTGAAAACAATTACAAGTCATCGTGGAATAAGCCGCTTGAAATCAGACCAGGTGTTGATAAGCCAATCAGGGTCGCTTCTTCTGCTCAGCCGTTGGCCACAACGGAACACTGGAAAGGGTTTCATGCGACGAACGACACTGACAATGAATTCACGTTTGATATTGCTTTTTCGAGTAACGTCTGGCTTCGTGGTGGAAAGGTGTTTTCTTCGGATATTAAGGAGGGGGACAGAATCAATGCGAGCATGGTGCTTGTTTCTTCTCCTACGACTGTTGTTCATGCGGAAATTTTGAATGACGTTGGGATGATTCCGAATGTGCCGATTGGATTTGAAAGTGCGGAAAGTCTGCTGATGCCGACGGCGGTAATGCTGAGAGTCACAGTGACCAAGCAGGGGTCAGAAATATCGACCAGGACAATCCATGCGATTTGTTCTTATTTCCAGCCGGATTCGTGAGGTGAATTATGTGGAAAGGATTTAAGGAATTAAAAACTGTGACAGCATGTTTGATTATTCTTGCCACTATTGGATTGATCGGATGGGATGTTTATGTTGCGTGGAACGACTTGAAGGGAGATACGATTAGTGAAATTACAATGGGATGGGCAATGCACAAGCCGTT